TTCCGGAGCTCGTGAGGTCATCTCGCTCGCGGACACTGAATCACCTATTGATTCGCAATATGCATCGCAAAACGGCGGGAGGCCCTCGCGCCCCCGCCCCTTTTTCACCTGCGACCGGGAGCGAAAGTAATGACGGACGCGCAACGCCGAACCATCGCCACCATCCAAACGTGGGTGCTGGAGGAGAATTGGTCCCTGGAGCGGCTCAACATGATTGTGCGGTTCCTTAACGCCCTCCAGTGGTCGGAGGAAACGGACAAGATTGCCCGAGCCTTCGATGGGCTGGTGAAAGAAATCATCCACCGGGATATGGCCCTCTACCATCAGGAGGACAAGCCTTTCCAACTCCTGCTCAAGCCTATGGAGGCCCGCACCGTCGAGGAGGCCATCCAGGGGCGCAACCAAGAAAGGATTTTCTGATGCTGATTCTCAAGCGCCCCCTCGCCTTCTTCGACATCGAGGGAACCGGCCTGGACCTGGAAAATGACCGGGTAGTCGAACTTTCCATCTGCAAGTACCACCCCAACGGCGCCGCGCCCGAATGGCTCATACAGCGGTTCAACCCGGAGCGGCCCATGTCGCGCGATGCCGCAAAAATCACGGGCATCAAGGATGAAGACCTGCTCGGGCATCCGCTCTTCGCCCAGCTGGCCGCCGACATCCTGGTGTTCATGGACGGCTGCGACTTGGGCGGGTACAACCTGTTCCAGTACGACATCCCCATCCTGCAAGCCGAGTTCCGCCGCTGCGGCCTGGAGCTCAACCTGGAGGGCCGCGCCCTCATCGACCCTGGGAACATCTTCAAGAAGAAAGAGGAGCGCACCCTCGCCGCGGCCAAGAAGTTCTACACCGGCCAGGCCTTGGAGAACGCTCACAACGCCACCGCGGACACCCAGGCGGCGGCCGATGTCTTCTTCGCCCAGCTGGAGCGGTATCCCGACCTCGCGGAAATGAGCCTCGAGGAAATCGGCCTCTACTCCCGCTTTGGCCTCGACCTCGCCGGCAAGTTCGGGCGCGACGACGAGGGCGACTACGTCTACAACTTCGGCAACAAGCGCGGGAGCAAGGTGAAGGACGACCCGGGCCTCGCCCGATGGGTTCTCACCAAGGATTTCCCGCGCGATACGAAGCAGTGGGCCAGCCGCATCCTGAAGGAAATCGCGGAGGAGCGCCAACGCGAGTTCGAGTCGCAGACGGCCGATGTCGCGCCGTGGGGAGGCCATTAAAAAAATTTGCCCAGACCCTACCCTCAATTTTCCGAATAATCGAAAGCTCTACGAAGTCAGCAAAAATCAACACGTAACAAAGGAGATACGATGCACAAGGTCATAGAGCGGATGCTTCCCTGCAAGCTCACCCAGCTGGAGATACACGAGAAGATCAAGAAGCTGCGAGTGAAGATGGATGAATTGCGGGAAATCCATACCCGCGAGAAGTCCTATAAAGACGAAATCAAGGAAGCCAAAAAGGAAGTCGAACCGGATATCGGAATTCTGACCAAGGAGATTTCCGAAGAATCGGAACTGCGGACAGTGAAGTGCGCGGTCATGTACGACAGCGAAACCTTCGACTGCTATACCGTCCGCCTGGACACCGGGGAGCAGGTCGGCAAGCCCCGCCGAATGACCCAGGAGGAAATCGACGAGCAGACCAAAATCGACCTCGTGAAGGAATCTGAGAAGAGCCAGGCCGACGAGCAACCCAAGGCCTCAGCCGCCCCCGGGTCCGTCGCGCCCACCGAGGGAGAACAGGGCGGCGCGGCCGCGCAGCCGGGCGACATCGCCGCCGACGGCGCCGAGCCTGCCAACCTGGAAGACGGCCAGGAGGCCGAAGGCGAGGCCCAGACCCTTCCGGTCAACGGCGACCCCGACGGCTGGCTGGAGTCCGCGGAGGGCGCGCAGGAGGCCGGTCAGGCCGCCAAGGGAGATGCCCCCGCCCCAACCGGCGAGGAGGCCGCCAAGGCGCCCCAGGATGCCCAGGAAGGGCCCAGCCAGGCCGACCTGGACGAGTGGGGGGACATCGAGTTTCCCGCCGGGCAGCCGGCCGGGGAAGGCGCCCAGGAGAAGGCGGCGGAGTAGCTGGCATGGCGATTTTGTGGCCCGTTCAAAGGTGGGTAGAATACCCGGATTTCAATGGCCTGGGGCTGCCAGATGGAGGCGGATGCTATGCCGTCTATGCGGATGGCGAGCTGGTTTACATAGGCCAAAGCTCAAGGCTTCGCCACCGCCTCGCAGACCACAAAATCCGCTTTAGCTACGGGAGCGACATCATAACCCCATGGGGATACTTCGCCTCTGTCCGAATCAAAGTGAAGATGCCAAAGAGATTCGGTGAATGGGCAATGACTGAGCTCCGATTGATTCGCCGCCTAAAACCGAAGTTCAACCAAACCGGGAAAAAAGAAAGGCGTGCCATCCAGTGTATCGCGTGAAGAATTGGGAAGAGCATTTCGAGAACAACAGGACCAGCGACATGGTGAGCATGAAGTGGGTCCCGTTCCCGAACAAGCACGATGGCGACGGCTTCACCGAGCTGCTCGACCATCCGCAAGGCATGGCCCACTTCGGCGCCTGGGTGCTCATCGTCCAGGTCGCAAGCAAATGCGGGAAACCCGCAGGAAGGTGCGGGTCGGGCGAAACGCCCCGCGGGACCCTGCGCCGGGAGAACGGAAAGGCGCATGATGCGCACTCCATCGCCCGTGTGACGGGGGGTGACCTCAAGGTCATCCAGGCCGCCATTCCCCGACTTCTCGACATTGGGTGGCTGGAGGTAATTCCTGATGACATCTCGACTTGCGAAAACCCGCAGGAAGGTGCGGGGAACCCGCAGGCACCTGCGCCAATCCCGCAGGGAGGTGACGATGGAAAGGAAGGGAAAGGAAAGGAATTAGAAGATCCCCCTATATCCCCCAAAGGGGGACATTTTCCCGACCTCCCCGCCCTCGTCATCGCCTACCTGAACGAGAAGACCGGGAAGCGATTCCGCTCGGAGACAGCAGCCAACCGCAAGCCCATTCTCGCCCGGGCCGCCTCGGGGTTCGTGCTCGAGGATTTCCAGAAGGTCATCGACAACAAGGTTGCCGACTGGCTCGACGACCCGAAGATGAACGAATACCTGTGCCCGGAAACGCTTTTCCGCCCGGGCAAATTCGAAAAGTACCTGAACCAATCCTCCGCAGGAGCTTCCGATGGAGCCCATTCAAAACCTTCTGCAAGGGGCTATGAAACCGCCCAGCAACGAAAGGACCGACGCCTCCGAGAGGTCATGGCGCGCTATGGAAGCCCGCGAGGAAGCAATCCGGATGCTCATCATCCGGCTCTACACCTCGGCGAGGAAGGAACTCCCGGAGGACGAAGCGCTGGACACGGAGACGAGGTTGGCAATGGATGACCTCAAGGAAATTCCGGACCGCGACCTGGCGCAGGCCTTCCACGAAGCGCAGATCCAGGCCGGAGGGTTCGTGCCCACGAACGGCCTCATCGTCCGGTGCTGGAGGGAGGGCCGGGTGAAGGGATTCGAAGACGCTCACCGGGCGATTCGAGCGGAGAACACCCGGCGGTACCTGCTGGCCGACCATGCGGACCTGCCCACCCCGGAACAGCGAGAAGAGAATGCCCGGGCGATGGCGGAAATTGCCCGGCGCCTTCGGGAGGGCAGATGAGCCCCAAGTCCCCCGCCCAACTCCCCGCGGACGTCCCGCGCATCCAGGTCGGCATGCAGTTCCGCGTGTGCGCCGGCGGCTTCTACTGGCTGCACGAGGGCCAGGAAATCCGGATTCCCGTCGGCACCACCGGCGAGGTTGTCGCATGGCCGCAGGGGTGCGCCGCGCGATTCGAGGGCATCAAGCACCCCGAACATTCAGTCTTCCCGATGACCACAGCCACGCCCGGGCAGTCCGAAGTCTGCCGGTGGATGGAGGTCACGGGGATGCGCAAGGAGAGGCGATGAACCATCCCAGCCCCATGACCCCGGCCGAACTTACCATGGCCATCCTCTTCGCCCTGGTCGGCGTCGGCGCTGCCTGCGCGCTTTATGCCGGCGCCTGGATTCTCTTCCGCATCCGCACAGGCAAATGGAAGTGGGGCGAGTGATGCCGTACAAGGACAAGGCGGACAAGGCGAGGTGGCAACGGGAAAGAATCGCCTCGGACCCGGAATACCGGAAGAAGCACCTGGAGGGGCGGCGCGCCTGGAGGTTGGCGAACCAGGAGCGAGTCCGGGAAAACAACCGGCGCAGCGTGGCCAGGAGAAAGGCGCGGGACATCGAGGGATTCCGCGCGCGGGACCGGGAGTACCGGAGGCGCAAGCGGGCTGAGGAGACCTTGGAGGCTGCGGCCGCGGCGAAGGCGAATCCCTCTCAGCCCAGCGAAGCGGTCAGGCGGATGATGGAAAAGGCGCGGAAGCTGGCGGAAAGCAAAAGGTACGGAATGGAGGGAATCATCAATGTCAACGGCCGCTGACCTGGTCCAGGCGGACCCCTATCTCGATTTCCTGCGCGGGAAAATCAAGCTCGCGCAGCCGAAGGGCTTCGAGGTGGAGCTCGACGAAATCCACCCTGTGCTCTGGCGCCATCAGCCGGTCATCGTGCAGTGGGCCGTGCGTGGGGGCTGCCGGGCCATCTTCGCGAGCTTCGGCCTGGGCAAGACGCTCATCCAAGCGGAAATCCTCCGGCAGATTCACATGCGTACCGGGTCGCCCTGCCTGGTGGTGCTCCCGCTCGGCGTGCGGCAGGAGTTCAAGCGCGACGGCCTCAGGCTGGGGATGGAGTTCCAGTTTATCCAGGACCACGCGGACATGCGGGCCGGGCAGGAGTTCTACCTGACCAACTACGAGAGCGTGCGCGAGGGTAAGGTGGACCCGCGGAAGTTCGGGGCTTCATCCCTCGACGAAGCGGCCGTCCTCCGCTCCTTCGGTAGCAACACCTACCAGACGTTCCTCCCGCTATTCGCCGAGGTCCCGTTCAAGTTCGTGGGCACGGCGATGCCGGCGCCGAACCGGCTCAAGGAACTCATCCACTACGCCGGCTTCCTGGGGATCATGGACACCGGGCAAGCCCTGACCCGGTTTTTCCAGCGCGACAGCACCCAGGCGAACAACCTGACCCTGTACCCCCACAAGGAGCGGGAGTTCTGGCTCTGGGTTCATTCGTGGGCCTGCTTCATCTCGAAGCCCTCCGACCTCGGATTCTCGGATGACGGATACGAGCTCCCGCCGCTCGACGTGCGCTTCCATGAGGTGCCGACGAACCACGCCCTCGCCGGCGAGGAGAAGGACGGCCAGCTCCGCATGTTCAAGGATGCTGCCCTGGGTCTGCGCGATGCCGCGGCCGAGAAGCGGGATAGCCTGGCGGCCCGGGTGGAGTGCATGCGCGGGATTCTCGCGGCGGACCCGGAAGATCATTTCATCCTTTGGCACGACTTGGAGGATGAGCGGAATGCCATCGCCGCGGCCGTTCCGGAGGCGGTGGCCGTCTACGGGTCCCAGGGCCTGGACGAGCGCGAGCAGGCCATCATCGACTTCAGCGACGGGAAGTTTCGGTACCTGAGCGCGAAACCCATCATCGCCGGGTCCGGGTGCAATTTCCAGCGGCATTGCAACCGGGCCATCTTCATCGGCATCGGGTACAAGTTCCACGACTTCTTGCAGGCCATTCACCGCATCTATCGGTTCCTGCAAACGCGCGAGGTGCGCGTCGACATCATCTACAGCGAGGCAGAGCGGGAGATTCTGAAGGACCTGCTGGCCAAGTGGGCCCAGCACAACGAAACGGTGGAGAAAATGACCGAAATCATCAAAGAGCACGGACTGAATTCCTTGAGCATGCAAGACGTCCTCGCGAGGACCATCGGGGTCGAGCGCATCGAGGTGAAGGGCGATCGGTTCGAAGTGGCGAACAATGACACGGTCATCGAAGCGCGCCGGAAGCCGGATGCCTCGGTCGACCTGATAGTGAGCTCGATTCCATTCTGCTATGACGAGGAAACGCAGGTGCTGACCAGGGTTGGATGGAAAGGGTTTGGCCAGCTCGACCTCGGAAATGACGAAATCGCGACGGTCAATCGGCGCGGCCAGCTGGAATACCAGAGACCTTCGCGCGTCGTTTGGGAGCGCTACGAAGGGGAGATGATTGAATTCTCTGGCAGGTCCTTCAACCTGAAGGTTACGCCCAATCACCGCATGTACGCGTCTCGTCGCGGCGATAGCGCGAGTCCCGATTCATTCGAAATCGTTGCCGCGGACGCCATTGCCGCAGAATATGAAAGAGCGAAACGAAAAGGCGAAAGCAAAGGTCGAATTCTTCGCGGGTGGCGCTGCTGTGTGGTTCCGCCTGCGCGGGGGACGGGAAATCGCCCCGAGAGAATCGAAATCCCTCGTCTCGATCCAAGCATCCGCACGGGGCATGGAGTGGAATTGTATTGGATTGAATCCAAAGACTTCATGCGTCTTGCGGGGTGGTATCTATCCGAAGGTCACGCCGACTGTTTCGATACCACAAGATCCGGTGGCAGGCTCTCCATCGCTCAATGCCCAACAGTGAACGCAGCTAATTACCGGGAAATCGAAGATCTGATGGTGCGCATAGGTCTTCCGCCTTCGCGCGGAAAAAACCAAGTCAGTGTTTGGTGTCGAAATCTCGCCTACTTCCTGCGCGCCGAGTTTGGTCACGGGTCCAAGCATAAGCGGATACCGCGCTGGGTTCTGGAATTGCACCCCGACCTGTTGGAAATTCTCCGCGACACGATGATGAAGGGCGACGGCTGCAAGCGCGGAAATTCATACGCCTCTATCAGTCCGGAGCTTCGCGATAACTTTCAAGAGCTTTGCCTGAAAACAGGTTGGCGCGCAACTCTGAATGGTTCGAAAGTTATTCAGGTTGGAAGCGTCCAGATTTTCCCTGAGATTCGGAAGACTCCTATTCGCTCGAAGTATTCGGGTATGATAGGATGCGCCACAGTTCCGAACGGCACCATGGTTGTCAGGCGCAACGGCCAGCCGTCTATATCCGGCAACAGCAATCACTACGAATACACGCCTTCATACAACGATTTTGGTCACTCGGAAAACAACGCCCACTTCTGGGAGCAGATGGATTTCCTGACCCCCGAGCTCTTCCGCATCTTGCAGCCGGGCCGGGCCGCCGCCATCCACGTGAAGAATCGCATCGTCTTCGGGAACGTGACGGGCCTAGGCTTCCCCACGGAGGACAACTTCCTCGAGGAGACGAGCGCGCACTTCCAGAAGCACGGCTTCAAAAAGCTCGGCATCATCACGGTGGTCACCGACGTGGTACGGGAAAACAACCAGACCTACCGCCTGGGCTGGAGCGAGCAGTGCAAGGACGGAAGCAAGATGGGTGTGGGGTGCCCCGAATACGTGGTCATCTTCCGTAAGCCCCAGACCGACCGCAGCCGCGGCTATGGCGACGTGCCGGTGACCAAGCCGAAGGTAGGGGAGGGGGCCTATACCCGCGCCCGCTGGCAGGTCGACGCCCACGCCTTCTGGCGGTCGAGCGGGAACCGGATGCTGACGCCCGAGGAGATGGCGCAGCTCGGCCCCGACCAGCTGGCTAAGGCGTTCACCGAGTTCAGCCTGGCCAACATCTACGACTACGAGTTCCATGTGCGCATCGGTGAAGAGCTCGACCGCATGGGCAAGCTCCCTTCGAGCTTTATGAGCCTGGCGCCGGGCAGCCATCATCCGAACGTCTGGCACGATATCAATCGCATGCGGACGCTCAACGGTGACCAGTCGCGGAAAGGCCTGCAGTTCCACGTATGCCCGCTCCAATTCGACATCGTGGACCGGCTCATCAACCGCTACAGCAATCCGGGCGACTTGGTCTACGACCCTTTCGGCGGCCTGTTCACGGTCCCGCTGCGGGCCCTGAAGCTCGGGCGGCGGGGCGCGGCTGTCGAGTTGAACACCCAATACTTCTTCGACGGGGTGCACTACCTCAAGGCCGAGGAGATGAAAGCGGGCATGCCTGACCTGTTCGCCTTGGCCCCCGCCGAAGATGCGCAGGAGGCGGCATGAAACCAGAGATCCAAGCCCAAATTGATACGGTCCTGAAGTATTCCGTTGGGGTCGTACGGTGCGACTACAACCCTCTACTCAGGGCCGCGATGAAGCTGAGTGAAGAGGTGGAAAGGCTTCACGCGCAAATCAATACGCCGGAGGTCCTGGACTTCGGGAGGGCTGTGCAGCTGGAAGCCGTGCACCAGCGCGAGCGGTGGGGCGTGGACCACGACGCCGGCAAATCGGACCTCGACTGGAATTGGACCCTGGCCTACCTGGTGAACAAGGCGCTGAAAGGCTTCGGCGAGGCGGAAACATTCCGGAAACTCGCGGATGACCATTCTGACCTCGGGCCGGAATTCGTGGCCCTGATGGAGCGGAAGGCGGCCGAGGCCTTCGAGAAGGGGCTGCACCACCAAGTCACCTCCGCTGCGCTCATCGCCAACTGGCACAGCGCGCGAAAAGGCGGGGTGGGAATGGTTATGCGGCCGGGGGCCGAGCCGCCGGCGGGGGAGGCTGCCTGATGGCCCGCCGCCGCGCCCCTTCTAACCAACTCGCCTTCCGGCTCCCGCTCGCGGACCTGCTGCCCGGCGAGCTCATCGTGGACAGCTTCGCCGGCGGAGGCGGGGCCTCCCTTGGCATCGAACGCGCCCTGGGCCGATCCCCAGACATCGCCATCAACCACGACCCGGCGGCCATCCGCATGCACGAAGCGAACCACCCGAACACCCGGCACTTCCAGGAGTCGGTCTGGAAGGTGACCCCCCGGGATGTGACGGGCGGCCGGCCGGTGGGCCTACTGTGGGCCTCGCCCGACTGCCGGCACTTCAGCCGGGCCAAGGGCGGGAAGCCGGTGTCCCCGCGCGTGCGCGGCCTGGCATGGGTCGTGGTGGCCTGGGCGCGGCAGGTGCGGCCACGGGTCATCTGTTTAGAAAATGTTCCGGAGTTCACCACCTGGGGCCCGTTGGGGCCGGATTCCCGGCCGGACAAGGAGCGGGAGGGGCAGACCTTCCGGCGGTGGAAGGGCCAACTGGAGCGCCTGGGATACGTGGTGGACCATCGCATCCTGAACGCCGCGGACTTCGGTGCCCCAACCAGCCGCAAGCGCATCTTTCTGGTGGCCAGGTGCGACGGCGCGCCCATCCGGTGGCCGGAGCCCTCCCACGGGAAGGGCCGGCCCCTGCCATGGCGGACGGCCGCGGAGTGCATCGACTGGTCCATCCCCTGCCCGTCCATCTTCGACCGGAAGAAACCCCTGAAGCCCGCCACCCTGGCCCGCATCGCCCGCGGCATCAAGAAGTTCGTCCTGGACGACCCCCGGCCTTTCATCGTGAATCTGACGCACGGCGGCAGGCGGGAGGACATCGGCGAACCCATGCGCACGGTGACCGGGGCCCACCGCGGCGAGAAGGCCGTGGTTGCGCCCACCCTGGTGCAGACAAGCTATGGGGAGAGGAAAGGCCAGGCCCCGCGCGTCCCGGGCCTGGACAAGCCCGTCGGGACGGTGGTGGCCGGCGGGCAGAAGCACGCGGTGGTCGCCGCCATGCTGAAGCACTACGGCGGGGTGACCGGGAACCGGATCGACCAGCCGGCCGGCACCATCACCCAGGTGGACCACCATGCGGTCATGGCCGCTCACCTCACCAAGCTCTACGGGACCGCGACCGGCGCGCCGGCGGACGGGCCTGTGCCGACCATCACCAACGGCGGGGGCCGCGGCGGCGGGCATGCGGGGCTTGTCGCGGCCCACCTGACCCACTACCACAGCCCCAAGGGGAACGAGACTCGCGGGTCCCGTCCGGATGCCCCGCTGCCCACCCAGACGGTGGAGAACCGCTTCGGCCTGGTCTATGCCTTCCTGGCAAAGTACTACGGCACGGCCGTGGGTCAGGCCCTGGGCGCGCCCCTCGACACCATCACCGGCAAGGACCGCTTCGGCGTGGTCACCGTCACCATCGACGGGCAGGAATACGCCATTGCCGACATCGGCATGCGGATGCTGCAACCCCACGAATTGGCCAAGGCCCAGGGATTCCCCGACGACTACCACCTCATTGGCAACAAGTCCCAGCAGGTGGCGAAAATCGGGAACAGCGTGTGTCCCCCGGTCGCTGAGGCCCTGGTGCGCGCCAACCTCATCACTCAATCCGAACAGCTGAAGGAGACCGCATGAAGACCGAGGTGAACATCCACCGCATCGCCTACACCGAAAAGAGCACCACGGGCCTCTATATCGTCGACGGCGAGCAATGGCCATGCGTGTCCCTGGAGGACCGCATCCGCCCGCCCGGCGTCAAGGTCTACGGCCAGACGTGCATCCCGGCCGGCAAGTACATGCTGGCCAAACGCGAGAGCCCCAAGTTCAAGCGCGAGGTGATCTGGGTGAAATACGTGCCCGGCTTCGACTACGTGTACATCCATTCCCTCAACAAGGCGAGCGAAACCGACGGGTGCCTGGGCATCGCGGCCAAGCGCATCAACTGGGACTGGATTCTCGGCGATGCATTCAGCTGGGAGCGAAAGCTATTCAACTACATCGAGTCGCGCGGCTGGAGCGATGCTTGGTTAACGGTGACCAACGGTCCTGGCCATGAGCGGTTCACGAGGGCCGCCGCATGAAAGCCATCACCATCTGCCAGCCCTGGGCCACCTTCTGGGCCCTGCTGTTCAAAGGCTTCGAGACGCGCGGCTGGAAGACGGCGCACCGCGGCGCGCTTGCCATTCACGCGGGGAAGGCGGACCCGGTCAAGGTGTTCCACCAACTCGACCAGCGGACCCAGAATTACATGTACCACATCTTGGCGCGTAGCGGGCTTTCCCTTCCGGAGCTCCCGCGCGGCGCCGTCGTCGGCATCGCGGACCTGCAGGGCTGCTTTTCGACCGACGAGCTCCCCGGGCACATTGCCCGCGAGATTGGCCCGCAAATCCTGCTCGGCAACTACGGACCGAACCGATACGCCTGGAAAGTGCCGCCGCTGAAGGTGTTCGAGCAGCCCATTGCGTGCAGCGGAAAGCAGGGGCTCTGGAACTGGGAGGCGCCCGATGAGGTTGTGGGAATGCTGGATGTTACACCACAGGAGAGGGCGAGATGAAAGAGAAAACAATCAGGGGCTATGCGACAGGCGCGGCCTACCTCCCTCCGGAGGGCGGGGAATCCAAGGTCACCATGACCGTCCGGCGCCGGGCTCCGCAAGGCTCAAAGTCGGCGTACGGTGACACCTGGCTCAACTTGGAAATTTCCCTCCCTCCCTACATTGCCCGGGACTTGGTGCGGGCCGTGCGAAGCGGGCTGGTGAAGGTGAAAGAGGAGAAGGCCCAAAGCCTGCGCGGCGCGGAAACCTGGCTGGAAGAAATCGAGAAAGCGGCGAGAGCGTAGCACACCCCAGGAGAGGAAGGACTGAGAGAGATGGAAAAGGAACCGAACAGAGCAGCGGCCGAGGGTGTGGACCTGGACGCAATCGAGGCAAGGGCCAACGCGGCAACCCCGGGGCCGTGGAAGGTCAACAAGCGCGGGCACATTGGGGGCGGCGAGTTCGGCACCGATCCCGTCGTCATCAACGGTGAGGGTATAGAGCCGTTTTTCGAGCTTGGAGCAAGCGGGCCGGACAACTCCTCTTTCATCGCCCACGCCCGCCAGGACATCCCCGCCCTCATCGCCGAGGTTCGCCGCCTCCGCCAGTCCCAGGGGCAACCCAGCCAGGAGGGTGCATAATGGCCTGCAAGTGCATCGACAAGTGGGAAGCGGACATCGTGAAAAAGATCGAGGTGGACGGATGCCCGGTCAGGGCCGCCCCCTCCAACACACAGGAAAGGAAGTCCCCATGAACGCGAAAGAATTTGCCGCAATGCTCAACGGCCGGGAGTACCGGAACGAAATCACCAGGGCCGAGGAAAAGGCTGCGAAGGAGGCGGGATTGATTGTCGCCTTCGGCGCGTCCGACGACAACCTGGAGTTGCGCGGGGCCGTGGATGAGGAGTTGAGCGCCTACGACGGCACCGAGGCAAAGATCCGCCTCGATAAGCTGGAGGTGGTGACCGACGAATCCTGTCCCGACTGCCTCAAGCTGGCCAAGGTGATCGACATCAAGGCCGAATGGTCCCCGAAGGAGCCGGCCGCCTCCTGGCTCATCACCGCCTCGGTTCCATTCGAGCCCTTCGACATCATGGAGGACGGGGAGCTGTTCTGCCGTGGTGCTGTTATTCCCGTCACGCCATCGGTGGAGTCAGGGGAACCCCGCCTCTCCCTCCTCGTCCCCGCCCCCTCCAACCCCCAGGAAAGGAAGTGAAGCCATGCTAGAGCAATGGTTGGTCCATCATCTCGGTAGGAATGTTGTGGATGCTCTGCTGGCTGTCGGAGTCTTCGGCGGATGCTTAGCCATTTTGGTTGTCGTTTTCGTTTTGTGGGTCTTGCTGAACGAATTAATAGAAAAGAGGTAACGCATGGGTGGCTTGGAGAAAATAAAAAAGGCGGCCGAGCGCGCCCTCGGTGAGATGCAAATCCTGATTGCCATCGTGGACATCAAACGGCCTGAGGGAGATCCGATAGTTGCGGATGCTCAAGCGGCATACGATGCTCTGGAGCAAGCCCTCCGCCGGGAGGAGTCAGGGGAACCCCGCCAAGGCGGGGAGCCCTCCGGGCTGGTGTGGAGCAGGGAGAAGCCGACGGAGCAAATCCGCGCCATCGTCTGCTACACGCCGCGTCACGGCGTGATGTTGAGGACCGTTGCGGAGTTCATCCCTCATAAGACCGTGCGGTCGGAGGATTTCCTTTCCGAGGATTGCGACCCAGGCGATTGCGACTGGTACGACAAGGAAGAGGATTGCTATTGGGTCAATGAGGGGTGGTGGGAATCATCCTATGTGGCAGATACCAACTGGCAATTGGACGGAGAGGTAACGCACTGGATGCCGCTGCCTCCAGCCCCTCGCACCCAGGCGTCCCCGCCCGCTGAGGCCCCCGAAGCGGAACAGACCACGGAGGAAACGTGAACCCGATCAAGCAGTACACTATCATCCGTTCGCCATCCATTTCCAAACTGGCCACCGAGGTAAACATTCGGATTGATTCCGGATGGGAGCCTATCGGCGGGATTGCCGTTGACGCCGAAGGAGAACATTACCAGGCCATGATCAAGCGCCGGGCCCCCGAGTCGGATAGGAGGGGAGTGTGAGCACGACGGACGAATTCAATGCTGCATTCGACAAGTTCGCCCGCGCCCTCTGGAGCAACGAGCCGGGAGAAATCCACGTCGATCCCGGCCTCGCCATCAAGCGCACCTTGGCCCTGTTGCGAATGGTGCTGTCCTGGTCGCAGGCGGGCCTCTCCATCCACCACGAGCCGATGGGCATCATCATGGAGAAGGCCATCAAACACCTGGAACCCTTCGAGCCCCTGGACTTCGCCCGCGAACCGGCGCCGGACCTTGCGGCTTATTACTCGGACCCAGGCAACATGGTGACGGCCATAGCCCGCATGTACGCGGCCCCCGAGGTCACAGATAGAGGAGGAGAGATCCATGGAAACTAGGCAGGACGGCGCAAGCGCCGCAGGGCCGAGGGAGCCGATAATTCTGGAAATGACGCCTATCCAGGGCGTCCCGCTCAAGGAATGGCTTGGCCTCGCCCTTACGAGATTCGCTCTTGGGGGCGTGAAATTGGGAACGGTAGTCGAATCATGGATGGCCTTTCCGCCCCGCGAGGTGGTCCAGGAGTCCCAGCCCTCCACGGCCAACCATCCCGAGGTTGAGGCTGATACCCGGGCGGCAATCAAGGTCATTCTGGAGGCCGTGGTGGGGCCCAAGGTAGACGTGGCATGGGTCGCCGACAGGATCCTTTCCCTGCCTGGGTTGTCCGCGCAGCCCTCCCCGGCCCCGGCCGCCCAGGCTGACGGCGAGAGCTTGACCTGCCGGCAATGCCAATGGAGGGGGAAGCCGGAGGATACCAATCCCACCGAGGACGAGAAGGACATCGAGTGTCCCAAGTGCGGGTCATCCATGCTGATCGAGGATCCAGACCCGGAGGAGCCCGCCG